AGTGTCATTGACCTAACATCAGAGGTAGTGTACTACGTAGGCCCTACCTTCAAGCAGGCACGAGAGAATCTCTGGGAAGTCATGATGGATATGGGCCAAGGGCTCATAGCAGGTGTCAGACAGAATGAGGGAGAGATTAAGTTAACAAACGGACGACTGATACGGTTCAAGGGCGCAGACGACCCAGACTCCCTACGTGGAGTGGGGCTCCACTTCGTCGTGATGGACGAGTACGCCTTCATGAAGCCGAGTGTGTGGGAGTATGTGATACGCCCTGCATTAGCCAAAGCCGAGGGCGGTGCCCTCTTTATCGGGACTCCTGACGGTAAGAACCACTTTTATGACATGTGGCTTGCAGCTACTAACAAGGAAGACCCCAAGAGTGGCAAACCCACCGATCAGTGGATAGCATTCCAGTTTGCGTCCAAGATCAACACGCACATTGCTGCGGCAGAGATCGAGATGCTTGTCGAGGGGTTGGGTGCCGATGCACGGAAGCAAGAGCTAGAGGCTAGCTTTGAGGCTACAGGCGGTAAGGTGTTCAATATGAACATGTTTCCTGTCCTCAGACCTGAGTACCTGCAGGGGGAGTATGTCGTAGCTATTGACTTAGCGGGCTTCTCACAGGCAGAGGGACGGAACAAGTCTAAGAACATGCTAGATGACCACGCCATAGCAGTGGCTGTTATACACGACAAGGGGTGGCACATCGAGCGCATATACCACGGTAAGTGGGATGTACGCGAGACTGCCTTACGGATAGTCAAGGCGTGGAGAGACCACGGCGGATGTCCGATAGGCATAGAACGAGGCATGGCCAAGAACGCTGTATGCGGCGAGGATGGTCAGGGCGGGTATCTAGGAGACTTCATGCACAAGTATGGCTTCTTTGAGGTGAAGACTCTCACGCACGGCAACCAGAAGAAGCATGATCGTATTAAGTGGGCTATACAGGGCAGAGCAGAGAAGGGTCAGATTACCCTTGAGCCAGACACAGACCTCCCTATAGACCAAAAGTGGGTAGGCAAGTTCCTCGGCCAAGCTGTAGACTTCCCTAACCCCCTAGCACATGACGACCTGCTAGACGCAGTAGCATACATAGACCAGCTCGCAGTAGACGCACACGGCTTTGGTGGTGTGACACTCTATGACGACTGGACCCCGCACGACCTTGAAGTAGGATTCTAATATGCCGATTGTAGAACTAGACCAAGCCAAGAATGCTAATATCCCTACTAAGGGGTTTCAAGGACTTGTTCACCACATCATGTACCTCGTACGAGAGAACAGGTCAGTACGAGATAGATTGTATAAGGATAACTGGGATCGTTATGAGAGGACCTTCAGAGGTCTGTACTCAGGATCAGACAAGACACGTGACGGGGAGCGGTCCAAGCTTGTGACTCCTGCCCTAGCTGCGGCTATTGAGTCCACAGCAGCGACTATTGAAGACGCTATATTCTCACGTGAGCGGTGGTTCGACCTCGCTGACGACAAGCAGGACAAGGACAATGAGGACATACAGAGAGCGCATGCCTTCTTAGAGGAAGACTTCGACGAGGCTGGTGTCCCTGATGCTATCGCTAAGGTAGTACTGAACGGATGTCTGTACGGTACGGGTATTGGTAAGGTGAACATCACCCGGCGTGAGATACGCAAGATAGTAAACGGGGAAGCACAGAGAGAGTTCCGCCCACTGGTGACGTTAGAGGCTATCCCCCCGTGGGAGTTTGTCATCGACTCACAGGCGCGAGACATTCGTAGTGCGTACTTCGTGGCTCATGAGACCCATGTGCCTCGTAACGTAGTGTGGTCTCGCATCAAGAACGGGACCTACCGCAACGTACCCCTACACGGCAACACGGCAACTACTACGGCCAGACCTGCTGGTCAAGAGACCCCTGATGGCTCTCGTAAATCTGAGGAGTTCGATGGGTCTGTCTTCATAACAGAGTACTATGGCCTTGTGCCTGCTGCTATGCTGAGAGGCATCGCCAAGTTCAAGCCAGAAGATGTACAGGGCAACGGACACGTAGAGGTAATCGTGACCGTAGCCAACGAGCTAGAGATACTAAGAGCAGTGATCAACCCCTTCGCCATGAAGGATCGTCCGATCATTGCCTACCAGCACAGTGTTGTCCCCGGTAAGTTCTGGGGGCGTGGTGTCGCAGAGAAGGGTTGGAATGCTCAACGAGCGTTGGACGCAGAGCTTCGGGCGCGAATGGACGCGCTTGGCTTACTAACCTCCCCGATGATGGGCGCAGACATCACAAGGCTGCCACGGAACCCGGATATGCGCGTTAGGCCGGGGAAGGTCTGGCTGACCCGAGGGAGACCTTCAGAGGTATTGGAACCCGTAATCCTCGGTAATATAGACCCCAACACGTTCAACCAGTCTTCAGAGATGGAGCGCATGGTACAGGTAGGCACGGGCTCTATAGAGTCGAATGCCCCCCTGAATGCAGACAGACGTAACGAGACAGCCTCTGGTATCAGTATGATCCAGTCGTCTGCCCTCAAGCGGATGCGTCGTACGATGTGGAATATGGAACGTCAGTTCCTTAACCCCCTTATTAGGAAGTCGATGCACCGCTACATGCAGTTCTCTTCGGATAGGTATCCACAGGACTATAGGTTCAGCATTAAGGGCACTATGGGTATTGTGGCACGTGAGTTCGAGCAAGCACAGCTTATCGGTCTCCTGAGTAACATAGCCCCGGACTCGCCTAAGCATGACTTAGTGCTGCGGTCTATCATAGAACTATCAAGCTCTCCTAAGAGAGACGAGATACTGGCTGCTCTCGATGAGATGGCTAAGCCTGATCCTAAGCAACAGCAGATGCAAGAAGAGGCACAGATGCTCGAACTAGAGGCACAGCGAGAAGCTGTTATGGAGCAGAAGCTGGAGAACGAGAAGACAAAGAAAGAGATTGAGAAGCTCCAAGCTGAGATCGAGCGGATTCGTAAAGAGACTGAGCTTGAGGATGAGAAGGTAGACATCCAAGCAGCTAATACCGTGATTGGTCACAACAAGGTCAAGGTACAGCAGGAAGCTCTACAAGTACAGCGAGAGAAGAATAAGCTAGACGCTAAGAAGGCTGCGGCTAAACCAAAGGGGAATTAAATGGCTAATGATGTAACACCTGAGATGCTGGAGGATGCTATCCTCACAGTGACAGGACTAGAAGACTGGAAGATCATACAGCAAGGATTATACAACGAGGTGCAGGCAGCACAGGCTGGTGCGCTGAATCTCCCAACGTGGGAAGATGTATGTGAGGAGAGAGGCTTCATGAGGGGTCTCATCTACTGCATCACCCTACGTGATCAGTTGCTGGCGGCAAAGGCCCAGAGGGAACGGGACCGTGCCGACCTATAACTACAAGTGCTCAGAGGATGGATACTTTGAGTTAATACAGCGCATGAAGGATCACGCAAAGGGCGAGTGCCCCACCTGCGGGTCCCAGTGTGACCAAGTGTTACTTACACCGCCCGTACTTGATATAGAGGCCATGGCAGACATTGGAATGCCGGGTGCCTTCTCTAAGTCGGGGGACCGGATGACTAAGCGACACGAAGAAGCGGGTCAAGCTCATCATACTGATATTAGGTATGACTACGAGTGACCTAATCAATAGCCCTACACCATTCCTCGGGCGGGCTATCACCTAATACCGTACACCCCTTGCGGGAGCGGGATACTTATGAGGAGTCATAGACATGGCAAAATACTTGGACTACGTAAAGCCCAATGGAGACGGGATTGATGTTGAGATAGGCGAGGCTGCCGAGCAGCAGCAGGCGCGTGCAAGAGACCCAGAGAGTGGGCAGTTTGTCGCTACACCTGAGACTGTTGATTGGGAGAAGCGTTATCTGGAACTTGAGAAGCTGAACAGCCGTCAGGCACAGACGCTTGGAGAGTACCGACATACTATTGATGAATACATCACCACCCCTACATCTTCTGAGCCAGTACCTCAAGCAGAAGCTCCGTCGCCTATTACGGCGGAAGAAATGTACGAGGACCCAAATGCTGCTGTCCTACGGGCAGTAGACAACCATCCTGTAGTTCAGGAAGCACGTGACCTTAAGGTTAGTATGGAGCGGAGGGATAGAGCTGAGAGAGCCGACGCCTTCCAGACGAAACACCCAGACTTCCAAGAGATTGGTGCAACACCTGAGTTCCAGAATTGGGTCGTAGAGGACTCTACCAGACAGGACTTATACTCCCGAGGTAACCAATACGATTTCAGTGCTGCGGATGCACTCTTTAGGCTTTACAAGGCTGAGAAGGGCATGAAGCAAGTAACCACTCAACAGAGTATCCAACAGGCCGAGTTAGTGTCGTCCTCTGGAGAAATGGTACAAGAACCTGCAACGTACAGCCGTTCTGAGTATATTAACAAACTCAAGCGGTCGAAACAAGGGGACTTGGACGCTGAGGATTGGGTACGGACCCATGTCGCGAACTACCGAGTAGCCCTCCAGAGTGGGAATGTCCGTGACTAACCAATAGAAGTATTCTTTTAACCACCACGCAAGAGGTAATATATCATGGCAGGTACTACTGCTTTATATACGCCAGATACAGTTGCGTCTAGTACCACGGTAACCACCGCTGCCAACTTTATTAGAGAGTTGTGGAGTGACGAAGTGATTGCCGTGTACAAAGCGAATACTGTACTGGTACCCCTCATCCAGTCGATGCCGTTCTCCGGCGTCAAGGGTGACACAGTACACATCCCCAAACCTGCACGCGGCTCGGTATCATCCAAGGTAGCAGGTACGGGCGTTACGCTGATCGTTGAGACGTCTGGCGTCTTCAACCTCAGCATTGACCAGCACTTCGAGTACTCTCGTTTGATTGAGGACATCGCCAAGATTCAGGCGTTGGATTCCATGCGGGCGTTCTACACGGATGACGCTGGTTACGCACACGCTCTGTCGCTTGACAGCGCGATTCACACGCAAGCTGCTACATGGGCTGGCGGCGATAGCACACCGACCACAGCAGGTGCTACCTACTCCAAGGCAGGCATCGGCGGTGATGGTACGACCACGTGGGTACAGACTGGTTCCGGTAACGGCTCAGCTCTGACCGACGCAGGTATCCGTCGGGCAATCCAGTATCTTGACGACAACAACGTCCCGGCGCGTCAGCGTCAACTCGTTGTCCCGCCTGTTGAGAAACGTAGGTTGCTTGGTCTCGCTCGCTTCACTGAGCAGGCATTTGTTGGGGAGAGTGGTTCTAGTAACTCAATCCGCAATGGCCTCATCGGTGACATCTACGGTATCCCCGTATATGTGTCTACGAATGTAGCAACGGTTGACTCTTCGGACTGCACAAGCTATCGCGCTTGCCTGTTGTTCCAGAAGGAAGTCTCTGTACTCGCTGAGCAACTCGCTCCGCGTGCGCAATCGCAGTACAAGCAGGAGTTCCTGTCTGACCTGTTCACGGTCGATACCATCTATGGCGTAGGTACACCGCGTCCAGAAGCTGGTCTCGTCCTGATGGTTCCGGCGGCCTAATTGGAGAGGGGGTCCTAGTGGCCCCCAATCCCTCAACTTAGGAGGAACTTGATATGGCAGACGGTGTAACATTAACCAAAGTAGGAGTACGTGGAGCCAGACAGTTTCAAGCACTGTTTGAGGAAGCTATTCCCTTTAACGTGACGTTTGAAGACGCCTCTATCCTTGACGGTGACGAGTATGTCAATGACGTCACGGTTCCGGGAGCACAGCTAGGTGACTTTGTCCTAGTGGCTCCTGAACTCGACACGGCAGACCTCGCATGGTATGCCTGCGTTACGGCGGCCAACACAGTTACTGTCCAGATTAGTAATATGACGGGCGGTACGTTGACTACCTTTGCATCAGGAGCTAAGCTTAACGGTTTGGTTCTGCGGCTAGCAGACTCTCTGTTTGCCGATGCTAGCGTAATCTAAAGCTTCGGGGGGTGTGCTTAACATCCCCCACCTATTAGGAACACTATGTCTGAACGACGATACGCTCTGATCAATAGCCATCCTGCGGCACCAGTTTGCTGGTCCTTCAGGACACCATCAGGTGGATCAGGTACGTACTATGTTGGTGGCTTCTACCGGTTTCACGGGTCGGCGTTTACGCCAGCAGCGGGAGATACGGTAGGAACAGCCAACTCATCCTACGCAGCTCATGCCCTAGTGGTGCTGGGGGCTACGTCAGCAGACATGGTGGTTAGAGTGACCGGGACATCTATTAACGATGCCGGTACTCGTACTACGTCAGATACGGAGGATATAGACACCTCTGGCGGCGTAGCAGACACATACTACGAGACAGCCAAGAAGTGGTTAGGTGCTGTGTCCTACACCCGGCAGAGCGGCACAGGGGTCATAATCAACGCAGGTTTTGCTAAGTACTATGACCAAAACAACAGTGCATTCGCTGTTACAGGCTTTGAGGTTACGTGGCTGGGTGGGGCCAACGACGCAGCACCGGACATAGAGCTGGTAAAGCATAGCTCCGCTGGCTGGACATACGCCGCAGGCGGAACACCCACCAAGGCCTCTTCGTACGACATGGCCACCACGCATAGTACCGAAGACAACGTAAAGAACAATGAAGAGGGTGCATACAAGAGGGCAAACATAGACCTTACGGTTGACGGACATCTAGGCGAAGGCACCATTTGGCGTATAACAACTACTGCTAATGGTACGTTCGAGCTTGGCAATATCCTCATGTATTGCCGCACTTAAGAGGATTATATGGCAACTCAATTAGCAATAGTAAACAACATACTTCGTAGACTGCGAGAGACTGAGGTGAGTGCCATCACTACTGGTAGCTACTCAGCCTTGATCGCTACCTTTGTGAACGAGGCCAAGGAGCAGCTAGAGGACATGTGGTTCTGGACAGTCAACGAGACCTCTATAGATACCTCCATCCTCGCAGACGGCACACTCACCTACGACCTCACCTCTACCACAGACCGCTCTTTCTTACAGAGGTACGTGCTGGACAACCTCCCGATGGCCTTCGACATTACCGCAGGCGAGGAGCGTCAGCTATTTGATGTCCCTCTGTATGAGAGGAACCGTATCCTCAACACGTGGATTGGTTCCCCAGACGACACAGCTACTCCAGAGGCATTCTCTATACAACCGGACTCAGACGGCAGGGGCTATACGCTTGCGCTGGTCTATGGCTCCAACACGGCTCGTACGTGGCGTACCTTCTGGTATGCACCGCAGGCCCAGCTAGCTGTAGATGGCACCGCAGACTCCACACAGATACTCCTCCCAGAACGTCCTGTATACCTAAGGGCTCTATGGCTTGCAGCCAACGAGAGAGGAGAGGAGATGGGTGAGCCGGGCAGTATGCTAGAGGTGCAAGCACGAGATGCTGCAGCGGCTGCGATGGAGCTAGACATGCAGGTCAATAAGAAGTCAGGTCTCACAGACATGACCAACCTCGAACGGCTACGCTCAGGTATACCTATTTAATGCCAACCCAGAGACAACATGGTGGGGCAGCACTTATCCCCATTAACCTTACGGCTCCCGCACTCAGAGGACTAAACACTGAGGCTGAGGGCTCCCTACTGACCCCTGACTGGGCGACGGTGCTCTCGAACTGTGTGTTCGATGGAGCGGGACGCGCTGCAGTACGCAAGGGGTGGTTAACCCAGACAACCACTCCCGGAGCGGGTGTCATAATGCGGGTACACGAGTATGTCAAAGCAGACGGAACGGTTGAAACCATCAGCTCGACAGACGCCGACATTTTCAAAACTGCGTCTGCGCCAACTACAGTTGAAGGCACTCTCGGAATCACAGAAGGCAACATCAAGTTCGTCAACTTCAACGACAAGTGCGTGGCGATTGGCACTGGTACGTCTTCAAACCCAAGTATCTACACAGGCACGGGCAATTTTACAACTGTGTCTGTTGCTACTGGGACGGCTCCTACTGGGACTATCGGTACGTCTGCGTTCGGCAGGCTTTGGGTTGTTGACTCGGATGGGCACACTATCCGATACTCCGCCCTCCTCGATGAAACCAAGTGGGCAGCAGCAGACGGAGGTGGAACGATAGACATGGCTAGAGTCTGGCCCTCGGGTCAGGACGTAGTCACAGCTATTGAAGAGTTCGCAGGTGACCTAGTTATCTTCGGGCGGCACAACACCGTTGTGTGGACAGATGGAGCAGGCTCTGATGTGGGCCTCAACCCACTCAACATCTACATATCAGATACCATACCCGGCATAGGGTGTGTCTCTCAGTTTGCGGTGACCAGAGCTAAGGGTGACCTGTGGTTCCTGAGTTACGCGGGCATGCAGACACTGAGCCGTGTTATGCAGAACAAGACCACACCCACGCAGAATGCCTCAAAGAACGTACAGTCCAGCGTGCTGTCACACCTAGCTAATGAGTCGGATAATAACGATATCACATTAGCATACTCTCCTAAAGAAGACTTTGTGGTGTGTGTGTTTCCTCAGAATAACAAGGTAGTATGCTTCGACACAAAGGGACAGCTTGAGGATGGTTCCTTTCGAGCCACAGAGTGGAGTACCTCACTACAAACGGTAGAGTATTTCTCAAGTGATCAGGAGTTGTACGGGTCGCTTACCGGCACCGTCGGTGAGATTATGAAACACTCTGGCTTCTCCGACGACGGCACCGCCTATGACTTTGCATATCAATCTGGGTGGTTAGACTTTGGAGAACAGAACCAGTACCTTAAGTTTGTGAAGAGGCTTACAAGCTTTATGTTTGTGGGCGCAGACACAAGCGTTGTGTTTAATCTCTTCTATGACTTCAACTCCAATGCCCTGAGCACAACTGTTGCTGCAGCAGGAGCCATTTCCGCTGAGTTTGGTAGTAGCACGCAGAACGGCTCTGAGTTTACACATGAAACTAATGCCTCCTTCATAGGGTACAATAACCCAGATGATATCACTCAAGGAGAGACGGAGTTCGGTGGAGGTGTCTCCCTACAAGAGATGACTATACCGGGCAAGGGTGGTGGACAATATATTAAGGTGGGATGTAGCCTCAGTACGTCTAGTGGCAACTTTGCACTTCAGCAACTCAACCTCTACGCCAAGATAGGAAGGATAGCCTAATGTCGGATTACGCAAGACAGAATGATGGTGCTACCCACTGGGCAGACCGTGACGGTCGCTCTACGGGTGACGCAAACAAGAGAGTAGTAGGAGCCCACTTCGACACAGAGTTTAACGCTGTGCTGACGGCGGTTAACTCCAAGTACGACTCTGATGATCTAGCCGACCAAGCGGCTGCTGAGGGCGAGAGCCTCACAACCAAGCTGCTCGCACCTAAGAGTCTGGCCTTCTGGTCTGATGACAACGGTGGTGTAGTAGGTGAGCTACAAGCACTGGCTGCCCCCGTCGCAGATGGTCTACTCGGCTGGGACTACGGCGCAGCAGCAGATGCTAATGTTATCTTCTTCACAGCGGGCACTGGCTTGGCTATCACGGGGACGGAGGTTCTTCTAAGTCACCTTGGCTTAGAGGCCCTGACAGACCCCGGTGCTGATCGTATAATGTTTTGGGATGACGTTGGCGGCGCGGCGCTTGCATGGCTGCAGCTAGGCACCAACCTCAGCATCAGTGCTACTACCTTATCTTATGACCTTGCGACTGCTCTAGATGGAGCCGATGTCTCTGGTGTGACCACCATGAGCATCGAGGACCTCGACCAGTCAGCAGACGGCATCATGATGAACGATGGTGGTGTGATCAAGGTCATGCCTATCGACGAGGCAGGTATTGACGTCATTGAGACGGCTAACGCTAGCCAGACCTTTGCAATAACTGATGCCAACACCATGCAGGTGCTCACAGGACTAGCAATAGCAGACAAGACATTCACCATACCCCTGAACGCTGTAGTAGCCTTCAAGATTGGTACCATCATCGTTATCAACGACCGTGATGGCTTTGGTGGCTCATACAACCTCAAGGTAGCTATCTCCTCTACGGGTCTCATCAGCTCCTTCTTACGAGACACAGCGGAGACTGGTGCGGGAGAGAGCACACATACCATCCTTAAGGGTGGCAGTGCTATTGCTGTTAAGATCGCCACTGATCAGTGGACCCTAGTTGGGGACATTGTGTAATGTTGCTCGGTCTACTAGCGCCTATCCTAAGCACTCCTATCGGCACGGTTACCCTGTCAGGTGAGGGCATAGGCGACAGCCAGTCCGCACAGGCAGCCATTGCCGGTATCCGGTTCAATGCAGACGGCACAGTGGACAAGAGAGAGGCTGGGGTCTACACCCAGATAGACAGCGCCACAGACTGGATTATACCTCTGGTCAAGGCCAGTGTTAACTACGATGTACGGGTTACTAATGTAACAGCTACGGGTGGGCTGGCTGGATTCAACTTCGTGTCAGCAGCTAGTGAGGACACGTGGATTGATTTAGGATCAGACAGAGAGTGGTCGTGCAGAGATAATAACTCAACAGATTTGGGTGACTATAGTTTCACCTGTGACTTTGAGATACGTATTGGAGGATCAACTCGTGCCTCCACCCAGTATACCTTCACAGCAGATTACGAGGCGGTATAGTATGGATTACATCACAATAGTTCAATGGGCAGTACCAGCCCTAACTATCGCTGCAGCTTACGGGGGCACACGCCAAGCTCTCAACGGCACACGTGAGAAGGTAAAGTCTATCGACACTAAGATGGACCACCTAACAGACACGCAACAGAAGCACGGAGAACGCTTAGCGGTAGTTGAGACTAAAGTAGACGCATTGAAATGAAGTTCCTTATAACGGGGCTGCCTAGATCACGCACTGCGTGGTTTGCGTCGTACTTCACCACAGAGGACACGCTGTGCTACCACGAAGCTAGCTTCCACAACAGCGACATGGAGTTGGATGTAAAGAACATTGGGAACAGCGAGGCAGGAGTGGAGCTGCCATGGGTGACAGACTTCGCGCCTGATCGCATTATAGTGATACATCGAGACATAGATGAAGTAGAACGTAGTCTCGATATCATTGGTGAGCCCACCGGAGCTGCCCTCCGAGAGAGACTGGAAGAGCTTAACACTAGGCTAGATCATTTTGGTGGACTACACGTAGACTTCTACAATATAGACCTGTGGCAGATACATGACTACTTAGGCCTGAAGTACCTACCACATCGAGCAGAGCTATTCGACACAATGAATATACAATCTAAGTACTGGAGATAATACTATGTCAGGTTGGGCAGCAGCAATACAAGCAGCAATATCCCTTTACGGGCAACACGCTGCCAGTGGTCAACTAGACCAGACCACACGTAGACTACGTAACATGAGTAGGGGTGGTAATGCCTTTGGAGAGGGTGCATTCGGTAGCTTCGAAAATCGGCAAAGACCCGATTCGTCAGTCTTCAGAGCTACAGAAGACCCGAACTCTCAACAGTTCCGAGAACTCTTGGGTAGTCAGGGCGGACAACTACTGCAGGGTGGGTTATTCAATGACCCAACCTTCTTAGGTACGTTCCAGTCCAATGACCTCGGTTCGGCCTTCGGGCAAGCACAGGGCGGTAACCAAGTCTTCCAATCGCCTAATGCGTTTGGTGACTTTGGTGGGCAGGTCAACAACATGTTCAGCCAAGGTAATGCTAACCTCGGCAGGGCTGGGGATGTGTCAGGTCTCGTCGCGCAGAACCTGTCCGCTTCGCGGGCACTAGCAGAGCCGTTTGAGACGGACATGCGTAACAACTTCTTTGACTCGGAGTTCGGTAAGACTCTAGGTGCCACGACAGGCTCAGGTCGTAGGGGTGCGGCATTCGCAGACTCCCTCTTCCGAGCAGATCAGAACCGGGTGCTAGGAGCACAACAGCTAGGACAGCAACAGCAACAGTTCTTCGGTAACCTCGGGCAGCAGCAGATCGGACAAGGGTTTGCAGGAGAGGGGCAAGGCTTCCAGCAACAGCTACAGTCCCTCCAGCAGAACCAGACAGCCGGACAGACTAGGCTAGGCAACGCTATGGGCTTGTTCGGCCTTGGCAGAGACACACAACAGAGCCAGTTCGGACTTGGTCTACAGTCACAGCAAGCTAACCTTGCACAAAACCAATTCTTACAGAACATGATGCTTGGCCTACTTAACGCTGACGCTAATCGCATAGGCGCACAGTCAGGCTTTGCACAGCCCATAGGACAGCTAGGCAGCAACCAGTCAGCACAGACGGGTGGTTTCTTTAGTGGTCTGGGTGGTATGTTTGGCGGCATGGACTTCGGGAAATAAGATATGGCTACTACTAACCCACAAGAACTAACAGGACTACTGGATCAGCTAGGTCTGGGTGCTATTAACGAGGCTCAGGCTCATCAGGCTGGTATGGGACAAGGTATCCGCACTAACCAGACGGAGGCGGGGCAGTTTGCAGCCATTGGACAGGAGCTAGGGCGAGGTACAGGTCGTGCCGCTCGTGGTCTCTTTGAGGCTGTCAGGGGCGCTAAGGGAGAGGGTGAGTTCAGCTTCCATCAAGGGGTACAGAACGTAGATGATGCTATCATCGCACGGGGCGCGGGCATCGCAGGCGGTGCTAAAGAGGTACAGAGCAGACGGAAGATTAGGAAGGCTATAACGGAGCAAGACTTCGGGGACCTCTCTAAGATAGAGTCTCAGATTAAGGTGGCTGAGTTCGTAGCAGAGCAGGCACAGAAAGATGGTAATGCCACTGCTCAGGCCGCAGCCCTAACTAAGATAGCCTCACTCAAGAGAGAGAAACTACAAGACGATAAGCTTAAAGCCACCACACAGAGTGCACAGGCACAGGCCATAGAAGAGGGTACGGTAGAGGTTGTACTTGATGGTGAGGATAAAGCCCGCACAGCACAATGGGCTCGTAGAGATAATACAATAGGTGTTGAGTATACTGATGATAATAATAACATACAGTTTGTGCCCACAGGTAAGTTCAAGAAGCATGAACGAACACTAGCAGGCAGTACGCCTAGAGTAGAGACTATTGGCACGGCCATAGCCCGCAACACAAGCTCTAAAGAGATAGAGAAGCTGCGGGGACTAGTAAGCACAGGCGTAGAGTCTGCGCGCAAGATGGGCCGTGTTATGGATACTATAATTGATCTTGACATAATGGATAACATAGACCAAGTCATGAGTACTTCTGGTGACGTCTCCACAGCACTATCACAGATAACTCGTAATGCAAAAGGTATCTTAAAGACTGCGGGCTCTGTGGTTGGTGTGGGACGAGCTAAAGACTCAAGCCCACAAGCTGTTAGAGAGAATGCAGACGGCACTAGTGGTACGTGGTCAGGAATAGACTTCTGGACTAGCGCAGATGGCGTAGCAGCAGACCCAGACCACGCTGTATGGGACTTTATAACCCTACCACCCGAGATAGAACAGAATGCAGCAGCAGCCCAAAACTACAGGGCTCAGATCATGGAGTTAATGTACATGGCTGCCCGTCTAGCAGAGCCCAGCAACCGTGGTCTGTCAGATAATGACATTATCAATGCAGCTAAGCGACTAGGTGGTACTACAGCCAACCCTGCTCTTATGATGAGACGTTTTGCTGAGATGCTCCATGATAGTGCTGCTACCCTAGAGACCGAGCTAGACATCTACTATGGCGCAGTTGAGTTTGAGAACTTTCCTGTACCAGCGGGTATGACTAAGCGAGAGGTCTTTGAGGCTTTCATTGGCAATAAAGGACTAATACAGTACCGACAGGACCTTAAGGACCTCCGAGAGAAACATCAGTTCAAGATTGATGACACCACTGGTAGGGCTACGTTTGAGTCTCCTATTGACGCTGAT